GCCGCTTGAAGCTTGAGGCAATCGGCCCCTTGGTGTGCCGCTCCCGGGTGCCGAACTCCAGAAACCCCATGTGGTAGCCGAGGTTCTTGCCCTTCTTCACGGTGCCCGAGGCCGCGGGCTTGGTCTTGCCGCTGCCTGCGGCCGTGTAGCCAACCAGCCCGACAGCGCCGCCGTTGGAGTAGGTCTTGACCTTCGACGCAATCGCCCGGCGAAGGTTGCCTGTCGGCCCCTTCGGCGTGGTGCTGCGGAGGGCATCGACGCCTGGCTTGAGGGTGCGACGGATCGCTGCACCCATGTGCTTCTTGGCGAGGCTCGGCCGCAGATTGTTGAAGGCCCGCTTCAGGTTGTTGAGCTCGGGGAACTCGACTTGCACCTCGACGCCTTTACGCACTGCGTCCCTCCTGGCAAATGGCCTCGTGCTCGGCCCGGTTGTTCCGCTCGAGCAGCGACACGATCTCCAGGGTGCGACCGCGCCACGCAAACCGGTGCGACTGCGTCAGCCCCGGGAGGTAGCGGAGCCGCACCCGGTGGGTGATGCTCACCTCCTGCTGGCCAGCCACAAGGGCCTCTCGGACGCTCACGCCCTCGACGCTGGCCCACACCGACGAGCTGTTGGCCCACGTCAGCACGGTCTCGCCGAGGGCGTTGGTGGCACCGCTGGCCACTTGCACCGTCAACCGCTCTCGGAGCGTGCCAAAGTCGATCATCGGTAGGAGCCCCACTTGATTGAGTCGAGCAGGGCCTGAACGCCGAATGGCACTTCGGTGGCCGAGGCCTGGTCGGCCGCCAGCCGCCGCTCGTACCAGAAGCCCACGAGCATGAGGATCGCCGACTTCACGACCCGCGGCACCTTGGTGCCGTCCTCGCCGTAGCCGGCCCACCACGTGACGGTGATGCTGTTGCGGTCGATGAGGTGGCTGGGCCACGTGCCAGCGTAGACCGTGCGGATCACGCCCGGCTCCGCGTTCCTGTCGACGCGGTACTCGCTTGTCGGCAGGGTGGCGGTGCCGCCGGTCTCGCGGACGTAGGCCACGGCCGTGGCTGTGTAGCCAGCTGCCACCGCGACCGGGGGACGCGGCAGCTCGATCTCCCACGGAAACGTGTCCATGGTCATGGCGTACTGGGTGTGAATGAACGTCCGGTCGGTGTAGACCTCGCACCACTCCCGGGCCGCGGAGATCAGCCCAGCGATGTAGGTGTCGTCGGTCTCGCTGTCGACGCGGAGATGCAGCTTTGCATCGGCCACGCTGACAGGCTCGACCTCCGGTCCGCTGGTGCGCCTCAGGCTGCGAACGTGCTTCATCGCGTCTTCCTCCGCTTGGGTGTCCGGTCGGCGGTCTCGGCCACGACCTCGAGCGAGGCGGTCTCGATCTTTGGCTCTGCAGTCGGCACGGCCACGGCCCGGCCCATGCGGATCCACGTGTCAGCCACCCCGCCGCCGATGGTGACGATCTGGCCTTTGACGTAGCGGCCGAAGCCGCGAGTGATCTTGATGGTCTGTGGCATCAGCCAGCGCTCCAGATGGTGTCCGGCTTCTTGCTCTCGCCGTTGTATTCCGTGGTGTACTGGTAGACCGGCTTTGCAAGATCCTTGCCGGGCCATGTGATGAGGTACTCACCATGGCCGATCACGACTCGAGGGCTGACGTAGCACCGGTTGCCGCTCGCCTTCCACTGCTGCCAGAAGTAGATGTCGTCATCAATGCGGCCATCTCCCCAGCTGCCCTTGGCATCGGGCGTGGACCAGAACCAAGGCTTTTTGCACCGCCGCAAGGCCGCGGTCGAAATCACCGTGCAGCCAAAGTGAGCCGCGTCCACTTGCTGCACAGGCTCGGAGAACCACTCACGCGGCACGTGATTGGTGCCGTCTGCGGGCGGGTTGTCTAGCGTCCCGAGCATCGTGAACATCGGCCGGCCGTCTTCACGCTTTGTCTGGATCGGCGCGAGTGCGTCACACCCGAACGTCATGGCCAGGGCGAAGAGGTGCTCGATGTCTTCCTTGAGCACGAACGAGTCGTAGTCGAGGGTGAGAATGTATTCGTAGTCGTCGAGCACCTGCTCAAAGATGCGGGTGTTTACCTGCGACCAAAACGCGCCGGTGCCCATCGTCGGCTCGATGCCAAGGGGCATCAACGCCTTCCACCAGCCAAAATGGTTGCTGGTGAAGCTCAGCCGCGGCATTGACAGCACGGCATGTACGCGGATGTCGCAAGATGTGCCGCCGACCTTGATGAGCATCGCTCCTCCATGAAACGCGAAACGGGCGACGGGGGCTACCCGCCGCCCGCTTGGGCGTTCAGATTGGCTGAGGCGTCAAGCTCAGCCGGCGACAGCGACCGACGCACCCTTCTCGGCGGCGGTGTCGGGGCCGTCTTCGGGCTTGCCGAGGCGAGCCACGGAGTAGACCGAGCCGGTGGCGTTGCCGGTGGCAAGCACCTTCAGGTACCGCTTCTTCCCGCGGAGGTCGACATCGAACCGCACCACCACGTCGGAGCTCGTGTTGGCCGGCGTCGGGATCGTGAACGACGTGCCGCCCACGTAGCCCGAGACGTCGGCGTAGGCCGACGTGGTGTCGCCGTGCTGCAACTTGCAGACGAGGGCGACGGCCGAGTTGGTGCCGGCAGCGGCCACCCTCTCGAAAGCCACGTCGATGGACGCGTACTTGAACCCGAGGGTGTCGATCTCGTGGGAGTGGGTCGCAGACGACGTGATGTCGTCCGAGAGGCTCGCCAGCGTCTTGGTGTTCTCGAGGCGGTTCATAGCAGGCTTCTCCGGGGCATGTCAGGAGTGAGTGAAGGACGCCGGCGGGTTATCAGGCACCCTTGATTGCCACGATGGCACCAGCCGTGGACGCATCGCCGACCGAGTGCCAGACCATGGTGCCGCGGGCAACACCGGTGAAGAGCGTCTGGTCGAACTCGACGTACCGCTCGGTGCTGATCCGGGTGGCGAACTGCGACCGCAGGCCGAACATCCCGCAGAGGTCGGGCCGGCCGAAATACGCGATGGTCTCGCCGGTGAAGTCGGTGTCGGTCGAGTGGGTCTGGTCGGTGATCTCGACCGGGAACCCCGCGAACTGGAGCCCCGTGCCACCCTCGACCGAGACCCGGCCGCCAGCGGCCATGTCGAGCCGCTGCATCGCCAGGGCGAAGCCGAGGCTGGAGATGTACCAGCGGGCACCGTTGAGGGCGTAGCGGGGGAGCTTCCCGAGAGCACCGAGGAAGTCGGCGGCGACGAGCTCTTCCCACGTGTCACGGCCTGCGCCGGTCGTGTGGACGGAGCCCGCACCGATCTTGGCCTTGAGGCCGACGATGCCGCCGTAGGTGCTCGTGCCGTCGCCGGCAATCGCCGCGGCCTCGAGCTTGCCCGAGATGGCCGTGGCGAACTCTTCGGTGATGAAGTCGCCGAGGTTGATTGCCGAATCGGCAAGCACCTCATTGCTGACCTTCGTGCCGACCGTCAGCTTGGACGCGATCAGCTGCACCTGGTTGACTGCCGGATCGCTCGTGGTGATCTCGGCGTTCTCGCCGGTCCAGTTGGCCGTGACGCCGGAGACCCGCTTCGGGAACAGGACAGCGTCGGAGCCCATCGGCACCTGCTGCATGGAGCTCGACCAGACGGAGTACACGTCGACCAGGCGGATGAGGTTGGCGATCATGACGTCGGGGACGAGGGCACCGCCGGCCGCGTTGGTCGCTTCGCCCATCGTCCGCACCTCGACGCCGTGATCAGCACACCACTGGCGTGCGTCGGCGTCCCCGGTGTACTGAGCCTTGATCCACTGGCCCACCGTGAAGGCTTCGGCGGGATCCTTGTAGGCACGGAGCTTGCCGCGGTAGGCCACGGGCTCGATGCGGGCACGCTGGGTCTTGGCGGGCTCGACTGCCGGGGTGCAGCGGTCGACCACAGCCCGGAGGCTCTTGGCCTGCTCGACGACGGCGTGCTCGAAGGAGAGCTTCTTGGTGAGGTTGCCGGCCCGGGTGGAGAGAGACTCCAGCTCGAGGTCGCGGGCCGCGACGGCGTCCGCGTCGACGCACTCCATGGAGCGAACGGCGTCCATCCGGTTGGCGACTTCGGCCGACTCGTCGGTGAGCTGCTTGATCACGTCCATGGTCTGCGTCTCCTGGGACAGCAAGGGGTTGCCGCGGTGCGACAAACGCAGACTAGGACCGGCCTCCATGCCCCTTGAAGAACGCGACAGCGGAATGTGTTGTTTGCACAACAACACGACCGCGGGCACCGCACCTCGGGCAGCGGACGTACCGCAGCTGCTCCACGCCGCAGGCGCGGCTGCTGCGTGTACGCATCGTCTCGCCACACTGGCACCGCGGTCGGTCAGCCACGCATTTGGCTCCGCAGGCGAAGGGCAGCGGCGATGGCCGCGTAGGGCACCAGGGAGCGCGGCTCGGGGGTTGCCTGAGCCTGCTGCAAAGCCAGCCACGTCTGGTACGACCGCATGGCCACGCCAGCGGTCGACGCGGGGTAGGCCGGCACCAGAACCGGCCCGACGTCGTACAGGCCAGACACCTCGCGGATGTGGCGGATGGCGGCTCCCTTTTCGTCGGCCACGAACGTCTCGCCCTTGGCTTCGACCGTGAAGGCGAAGCTACTGCCCTTCACGTCGCGCCGCTGGATCAGCTCGAGCACGTCGGCCCGGCTGACGGGTGGCGTGACCACGTAGCGGAGGCCCTTGTCGTCGCTCGACAGTTCCAGGGTGCCGCTCGACGTGCGGCCCAGCACGATGTCGGAGTTGTGGTTGAACAGAGCCACCACGTCCTGGCGGCCCCGCTCCCGGCCGAGCACCTTGTCGAAGGCTCCCGGCAGGATCATCTCCCGAAAGCCTCCCAGATCGAGGCTCAGGCGGTTGTAGACGGCGGCATAGCCGACGATGGCGGCGCGGCCGTCAGCCCGGCTCTCGACGACCAGGTCGTCGGCGGCGTCGAACTCAAAGTCGCGGCGTTCAATCTCGCTCATGAGGTGGGCTCCGTAGGCGTTTCGGCTTCCAGGTTGTCTTCGGTGTCGTCGGCCGGCGAGTCTTCGACCACAGGGGCAGGCTCGGGGGCCAGCTGCATCGCCGGTGGCTGTGGCGGCCCAGCCGTTGCAGCTGCCACCGTCTGCATGTTCAGCGGCACCAACCGCAGCTTGCCGGCTTCGTCGGGGAGCGGAGCCATCCCGAGGTACGACCGCGCCTCGTCGATGTCGAAGATTCCACGGTCGAGCATCGACGTGAGGAACGACGACTGTGCAGCCGAATCCCCGCGGAGCAGGCCGTTGACGTTGTGCTCGGCGAAGTACCTGTCGTCGTCGGCGATGAGGTCGCGCGAGATGGCCGCTTCCCACCGCTTGAGGTGCGGCAGCAGGCAATGCTGCACGAACTCTGTCCCTTGCACTTCAATGTTGGAGTAGGTGCTACGGGTGAGATCTTGGATCATGTGCGGGGGCATGCGGAAAGCCCGGCAGATCTCGATCACCTGGTACTGCCGTGTCTCGAGGTACTGCGCGGCCTCGTTGCTGCCGCTCAATTCCTTGGCCTTCACGCCGTTAGGCAGCATGGCCGTGCGGAACGCCCGGTCTGCGCCCTTGTGCATCCGCTCCCACGCGGCCACCAGCCGCTCAGCGGCTTCCGCCGGCACCGGGTTGTCGCTCTCAAGCACAACGCCGGGCCGGGCACCGTTGCCGAAGTAGGCACCGCCGTGCTGCTCGAGAGCCCGGGCCAGGGCGATGGCATCCCGGCAGACTGTGGCCGGCACCACGCCGTTGATCCCGTCGAGCGACAGGAACCGAAGGTGGAAAATCTGATCCTGGCGGTAGATCGTCTCCTTGCCGGTGCCGCCCGGCTCCCGGTAGCGGTACCGCAGAGAGCCGTTCTCCACACGCTCGACGGTCATGTTGGCCGGGTGCAGCGGTCTCATCTCAGCCACGGCACCGACACGCGAGGAGCCGATCACCTCGGCGAACGACTGCCCGTACATGAGGTAGAGGGCCGTCATCTGCTCGCGGAACTCAAACGCCGTCTGCCAGGAATTGGGCTGCTGGTGAAGAAGCCTGTAGAGCGGCGAGGCCTCGGCACGGACGCGGTCATTGCCCTGACGCTCAAACAGGTGCAGCGGCAGGCTGGCCACGCTCTCAGAGATCACGCGGACGCACGCCAGAAACGCCGAGCATTGCAGGGCGCTTTCAGGAGTGACACGCACCCCAGCCACCGTGCGATTGCTGTTTCCCCAGTCGACGCCGGCCCATTCCGTCCCGCGAAGGTTGAGCATCCGCCAATCGCGGTCGGACGGCGTGTCGAATATGCCGCTGTGGATGATGTCGCTCATAGGATGACCATGTCCCAGTTTTGTTCAGCGGATTTCTTGACGCTGTTCGCTTCCCATCCGCCCAACGCAAAGATCAGAGCCACAATGCCGTCGATACGGCATGTGCTCTTTTTCTTCACCGGCCGAATCTCCTCAAAAGCTCCAGTCTCAACCGTCACGCCAGCGGCCATCCAAGACAACACTGGATTGCCGGCGTGGCGAATCTTGCCCTGTAGCACGAGGCTTTCTAAGAGCTTTGTCGGGCTTGAGAGCGACTTGAATCCCTGCCCCATAGACTCCACGAAAAGCCCGGCTCCTTGAAGTTCGACGCCGAGCTGCACCGCGCCAGTCATGTCCATTAGCACCCGCTCTACCTTGTGTTTCTTTGCGTATTCCAGCACGTATTCGCGTATGACGGCGTGGTCGATGACATTTCCAGATGTCGCAGTAATCCAGCCTTCGTTTACCCAGTGCTGGAACGGCTGGCGGTCTGTTCTTTCGCGCTCCATGATCAAGTCGCGCGGGCTGAACAACATGCACTCCACATCAAACGTGCCGTCCTCGTGAGGGAAAAGCGCCGTCACCGCGGAAAGGTCGGTGGTCTTGGATAGATCCATCCCAATGATGCAGGGCCTTCCTTGAAGCGGCACCTGCGGCGGCAGGGCACACGCTGCCCACTTGTCTGGATCGAGGAATCGATTGCTCGTCTCTGTCCAGATTCCAAGCGAATACCTCAGCCAGCCGTTGAGCTTGGTG